ATTTACTCAAAAGGTGCGTATGCACAATGGTATCAACACGCAACAAGAACTGCATCACTTGTAGGATACGAAGTGGTACGAGGATTAGGTGTACATAAAGATGATGCTAAACAATCTGGTGATGATGCAAAGGGTGCAAAGGAATTAGAGAAAGAATTCGAAACTTCACTAAAAGAAAATATCGTATTACCTGTAAAAGTAGGTGATACAATCTTAACAGGTAGATTCAAGAATAAAAAAGTAAAAGTTAAAACAATTGGTAAGGATGAACATGGGATGCCAACTATCAATGGTAAAAAAGTTGTAACTTTTCGACTGATGAAAGAACATTATATTGCAGAACTTGCAGGTACTGAAGTAAAATGTGAAAAATGTAATCACCAATGGGAAATAGAATCTGATGATGATGAAAAATACTTATGTCACTCATGTGGATACGATTCTCAAAAGGGTGAATATGATTTTGATGCATTTGATTCTTGGCAAGAAAAGAACGGAATGTTAGATGAGAGAAGTAAAGGTAAATTAAGACCTGCAGATAAACTACGAAGAAAGGCTGCAATGGCTGGTAAACGAGCAGCAATTGCTAGAAGAAGAAAAAGAACCATGAATAGAAGAAAACCTTTGAGTAAACTAAAAAAGATTGCATACAAAAAGGCATACTTAGAAGTTTACAAAGAATTCATGGAAGATTTATTTCCAGGTGTTTCAAAATCAGATTTATCAATCCAACAAGCAAAGATAGTTCATAAAAATGTACTGAGAAAAAAGAAAAGAGTTCTTAAAAGAGCAAGATTTAAATTCTTACCTCAACTTAGAGATGCAGAGGCACAAAAGTTTGGTCAAAAAGATGAAATGAGTAAATCTACTTTAAATAAGATTGAAAAATTTGCTGAAAAGAAACTATCACCAGAAGATATTGAATTTACAAAACACTTTTTCGATAGAGTTAATGACCCTCGTAATGGAAAAGAGATATCTGATGCGGAATTGACTGGGTTTTTCAAAAGATTATCAAAATATAAGAAAAAATTTAAAGAATTCTTAGAAAAATATCAACAAATCGTTGTAACTGATAAAAGACACGATATAAACATACCATTTGTTAAACAAGCAAATCAAATTATTGCAAAAACTGTAATGAGAAAGAAGAATTTTCAAACCTCAAACCCAAAATTAGCGTTTGAAGATTCAAATCCGAACGCACATCCACAAGGTAGTAAGAAAATATCGGCTCGTACAACTGTAATGGATATGTTAGATGTAATTTCTCATAAGGAATTTGGACCTGATTTTGAAAAATTATCAAATTCTCAGAAAAAAAGTGTAATTAAAATTGCTAAGAAACATAAATTCGTAACTGAGAATAAAAAAATGATATCAGAAGGTGGTGCGTATGGACATATGTCTCACCCATTCGATACTGATATCAATTTAACATTTGGACAACTGAAAGATATCGTAAATCGTGCACTCGAAGGTACACTTGAGTTCACAAGAGAGAAAACTGATGGTCAAGCATTGGCAATTTCATGGAGAGATGGAAGATTAGTAGCAGCAAGAAACAAAGGGCACCTAAAAAACAAAGGTGAGAACGCATTAGATATCAAAGGAGTATCAGATAAGTTTCAAGGTAGAGGTGGATTATCAGATGCATACAATTATGCTATGAAAGACCTCTCAAATGCTATATCTTCTTTATCAGAAAAACAAAGAGATAAGATTTTTAAACAAGGTGCATGTTTTATGAACCTTGAAGTAATATATCCAACATCAGTTAATGTGATTCCTTATGGACAGGCGTTACTTGTATTCCATGGCACGATGGAATATAACGATGAAGGAGTTGCAATAGGTGAAAATGGTGAGGCTGCAAGAATCTTGGCAGGTATGATTAAACAAGTGAACAAAGATGTTCAAGATAATTATACGATTCAAGGCCCACCTGTTATAAAATTACCTAAATCTACTGATTTATCCAAGAAAAAAGGAAAATATTCATCACAAATATCTAAACTACAAAAAGAATTCAAACTAAAAGATACAGATGGAGTTGCAAACTACCATCAAGCATGGTGGGAACAATGGGTTGATAAAAATTCACCATCATCACTCGATAACAAAACCAAAATGGGGTTAGTTAAGAGATGGGCATTCATGGATAAGAAGTTTAGATTGGATAATAAAAATATTACTGATTCTAAAACACTTGAATGGGCTAAGAAAACAGATAAAGATGACCATAAGAAAATATCTAAACAAAATCTAATGAAATTTGAACAGATTTTCTTAGGATTGGGTGCGGAAGTATTAGAATTCACATCATCAGCACTTACAGTTAATCCTGATAAGGCAGTTCGTGATATAAAGAAACGAATTGATAAAACAATCAAAGATGTTAAGAAATCAGGTGACCCAAAAAAGATAGAAAAACTTAAATTAGAACTTGGTAGATTAAATTCTATCGGTGGTTCTAAAAAAATTGTACCAAACGAAGGTATAGTATTCTTATATAAAGGAAATACCTTTAAATTAACTGGTACATTTGCATCTGTAAACCAAATTCTTGGTATATTCTTCTAAAAATGGCAAACAAGTTATATGTATGTGGTGATTCTTGGACAGATTGGCCACTTCCTCCTAAACCCTATCATTGGATTGATTATTTAGAACATCATTATGATGTGATTCGTTTAGGACAACGAGCATGTTCAAATTACGATATATTTTCTCAGATAGGAAAAATACCACCATACGAGACTGGAGATAGAGTTTTGGTTATTTGGACATCTCCATCGAGAATACAATTAATGTATGATATAACTGATATTAAAAGCCAAGATGAAAATCAGAGTGGTAAACGTTGGTGGCATAGAGTAAAATTAAGTGAAGATATAACCTTTCATAGTGCATATGAAGTGTTTCGGTCAAAAAGATTAGAAGTTTATCAAGATGATAAAAATAATGTATTTGATGGAGAGATTGATTTCATGAAAAAAATTAAAGATGTTATGTTAAAAGAATTTAATCCTATATTTTTAACATGGGATGAGATTCTTTGGAGTAGAACAAATCATTTTATGGATTTAATAAGTGTAAGTACTTTACATGATGAATATCCAAGAGGTGAAAATAAAAACGATTATCATCCAGGCAAAAAAGGATGTTACCAACTATACAAATATGTTATTAAACAATTATTAAATCCAAAAGATAGTGAAATTCTTACTTCAAGAACTAACCTTATATAAATTTTACGGTTTCTTCAATTTGATATATTTATACATAAACAATAACCTAATATGTAACAATGGGTAAAGAGTTTAAGAAAAAATTTATGCATCCAACTCGTAGAAAGTTGGTAGATATGGTTAAAACTGGTGAGTATGATAAAAATACTCAAATCGGTTATGAAGGAAAGAAGGTTGAACGTAAAGTAGGTGATGTTTGGGAAGATGAACACTACAAATACGAGAAAAAAGAAGGTTATATTGTAAAACAAGGTAAAAACTCTGATGTTTTCGAAGATATTAGGAAATATCTCGCAGATTTAGAGAAATGTAAGAATAAAGATTGTTCTCATGTTGGTAAATTTAGTACTAACAACAAAAAATCCATAAAAGAGTTTGGATATTGTACAAATTGTATGTCTGAACTATCTATAGAGTTAAAAGAGGCAGGTATTTTAGAAGATTATGCACATTATAGAGTTCTTACAGAAAGAATCAAGGTTGGATTGTTTAAACTTGAAGAAATCAAACAATCGATGGATGGATTAAAACAACAGTATGATGAAATTGATGAAAACGGACAAGTAGTCAACTCATATGTACTACCAAGACCAGTTGATGAAATGAAAGAAGAAATGGCTGGATTCATTCAGAGGAGTAGAGAAGAAATTGAAATTATATCAGATAAAAGAAACACATTATTTGATAGGATAAAGGAGAAAAATTATGAGCATATTCTTTAATTTATTATTAAAACGATGGAGAGAATTATTTATTCTACTCCTGATTGGTATCATCCTCTTTATGAGAGGTTGTGATGCAGAGTATAACGGAGACAAAGAACTTGTTGAAGTTGATGGTGAACAATTTGAATTATTAGAACAGAAAGTAGATACTGTCTTTGTAGAAAAAGAAGTAGTAGTTCAAAAATACATACCAAAGTATATTACGAAAGAAGTAATCAAAGAAGTAGAGATACCAATTGATGTAGATACATTGAAAATCATACAAGATTATTTTGCATCTTACAAAGTTGTTGATACTTTACAGTTAGCATACGATTTCCCAACAGAGGTTACGGATTCTATTGGAAATAAGCCATCTGGTGATTTAGGATTTGGTATTTTAACTGATGTAATATCTCAAAACTCAATACAATCGAGAGAAATTGAATGGAATTTCAAAATACCTACAGTTTATAATACTAAAATCGTAAAAGAGTTACCAAAAAATGAATGGTACTTAGGATTTGGTGGTGGATTCGATAAACCTAACTTTATAAACAATCTTAGAGGTAGTTTACTACTAAAAACTAAGAAACAAAAAATGTTTAGTTTAGATTTAGGTGTATCCAATCAGATACAAGACCCTCTTACTGGCAACTCTAAGTTAGAACCGTTTGTTGGTGGGTCTATGTATTGGAAATTAGGTAAAAAAGAGTAATGAGTAAACAAAGTTTAAAGGAAATAATAAAACTTGAGTATCAGAAGTGTGCATCTGACCCAATACACTTCATGAAGAAGTATTGTATGATACAACATCCGGTACGCGGTAAAATTCCTTTTCACTTATATCCGTTTCAAGAAAAAACTCTTAATGAATTCAATGAACATAGGTACAATATTGTTCTAAAATCTCGTCAAACAGGTATCTCAACCTTAGTTGCGGGATTTTCACTTTGGAAAATGTTATTCAATCAAGATTTCAACGTATTGGTAATCGCAACTAAACAAGAAGTAGCAAAAAACCTTGTAACAAAGGTTAGGGTAATGAATGATTTATTACCAACTTGGTTAAAACAAACAACAATAGAAGATAATAAACTATCTCTTAGGTATTCAAATGGTTCTCAGATAAAAGCAACATCTTCAAGTGGTGATGCCGGTCGTTCTGAAGCACTATCCTTATTAGTATTTGATGAGGCGGCGTTTATTGATAATATCGAGGAGATTTGGATATCTGCACAATCAACATTATCTACTGGTGGTAATTCTATTATACTTTCAACACCAAATGGTGTAGGTAATTTCTTTCATAGAACATGGGTAGGTTCAGAAGAAGATGAAAATGGATTTAATCCAATCAGATTACATTGGAGTGTACATCCAGAACGAAATCAAGAGTGGAGGGATAATCAAGAAACACTATTAGGACCAAAAGGTGCAGCACAAGAGTGTGATTGTGATTTTGTTTCTTCTGGTGATACGGTTATCGACCCTCAACTTTTACAATTCTATAAAGAATCATTCTGTCAAGAACCATTAGAAAAGACAGGATTCGATAGTAACCTTTGGAAGTGGGAATATCCAAACTATAATAAAGGTTACATGGTTGTTGCCGATGTTGCGAGAGGTGATGGTGGTGATTACTCGGCGTGTCATGTAATTGATATACAAGAGGCAACTCAAGTTGCTGAATACAAAGGTAAATTAGATACAAAAGCATTTGGGAACTTCTTAGTTGCACTTGCTACTGAATACAACGAAGCATTACTTGTGATTGAAAACGCAAACATTGGTTGGGCAACAATTCAACAAGTGATTGATAGAGGATATGGAAACTTATTCTACATGAGTAAGGATTTAAAATATGTAGATGTAGAAAATCAAATGACAAATAGATATCGTGCCGAAGAAAGAGGTATGGTTGCTGGATTTAGTACTACATCTAAAACAAGACCCTTAATTATATCTAAATTAGATGATTATTTCAGAGATAAATCAGTAACAATCCGTTCACATAGATTAATTGATGAAATGTTTACATTTATATGGAATGGTAATAGGGCTGAAGCAATGAAAGGTTATAATGATGATTTAACAATGTCATTTGCAATTGGATTGTGGGTTAGAGATACCGCACTTCGATTAAGACAAGAAGGAATTGATTTAACTAAAAAAGCATTAGGTGGTATTGGAACACAAACACATGGTGCAGTTTATGGTGGTAATTCTTTACCGAGTCATTTAGAACATAACCCATGGCAACAACAAGTAGGTGATTCGAATGAGGATTTAACTTGGTTAATTAAGTAATCTTTAAAAATTATATATTTATAGAGTATAGGAGTTAATTATGGATGAAATAACAAAGGCACTTTATTCGAATTTTGTAAAAACAATCAGAGAACAATCTGATGAGATACAAGAATACGATTGCGAGAATGAACAAGATTACAAAGAGATTGTTGAATTTTTAAAAGCATACAAACCAGAAGTAAACGAGGCGGAATATCAAGGAAGAAAAGTTAAACTTGGTAAACCAATGAGAGGTGATGTTAAAAAATTCAAAGTATATGTAAAGAATCCACAAGGTAACGTAGTAAAAGTTAACTTTGGACATGGTGGTTCTTCAGCAAAAGGAAAAACAATGAAAATAAAAAAGAGTGACCCTGCAAGAAGGAAGTCATTCAGAGCAAGACACAACTGTGATAATCCTGGCCCAAGACATAAGGCAAGGTATTGGAGTTGTAGAGCTTGGTAATAGGTTATAATTAAAATAGGAATAAAATGGCAGATACTTCATTTTTTGGTAGATTAACTCGTTTGTTCTCAACACAAGCGATTGTTCGTGTCGATAAGAAAGGTAGACGAAAAGTAGTCGATACCGATGATAGACAAAGAACAAATCTTTCTTCATTAAGAGATAGATATACCAAATTACAAAAAGCACAATATGAAATGGCAGGTGGGGCACAATCGATGGCCTACCAACAAGTCCGAAGAGAAATCTTTAGAGATTACGATGCAATGGATAATGACCCAATTATCGCATCAGCATTAGATATCTTCGCAGATGAATCTACACTTAAAAACGAATTCGGTAATATACTTACTATTCGTTCATCTAACGAAGATGTACAAGAAATTTTACATAATTTATTTTATGATATCATGAACATTGAATTTAATCTCTGGCCATGGGTAAGAAATATGTGTAAGTATGGAGATTTTTTCTTAGGTTTAGAAATGGCAGAAGGAAAAGGAATTGTAAACATAACTCCTTATTCAGTTTACAATACAGAAAGATTAGAAAGAACTGACCCAGAAAACCCAAACTATGTGAAGTTTCACATCGAAGATGATATCAATGGTAAAGTTGATTATGAGAATTGGGAAATCGCCCACTTTAGATTATTAGCAGATACAAACTGGTTACCATATGGTAAATCAATGATTGAAAATGCTAGAAGATTATGGAAACAATTATCTCTTATGGAAGATGCGATGTTGATTCATAGAATTATGAGAGCACCTGAAAAGAGAGTTTTCAAAATTGATATTGGTAATATCCCACCAAATGAAGTTGATAATTACATGCAGAGAATTATCAATAAAATGAAAAAAGTACCTTTCTTAGATAGAAACACAGGTGAGTATAACTTAAAGTATAATATGCAAAACCTAACAGAAGATTTCTATCTACCAGTAAGGGGTGGTGATAGTGGAACTGCAATCGATAATTTGAGTGGATTAGAATATTCCTCAACAGATGATATTGATTATCTAAAAGCAAAAATGTTTGCTGCACTTAAAATACCAAAGGCTTATTTAGGATATGAAGAACAAATAAATGGTAAGGCAACTTTAGCAGCAGAGGATGTAAGGTTTGCAAGAACTATAGAAAGGATACAAAGAATTATCGTTTCAGAATTATCTAAGATTGCAATCGTACATTTATACTCACAAGGTATATCAGATACAGAAATGACAAACTTCGAACTATCATTAGTAAATCCATCGACAATTTACGAACAAGAGAAAGTAAATCTTTGGAGTGAAAAGATTAGATTGGCCCAAGATATTCAAGGTTTAAATATGTTATCTAAAGAATGGGTATATGAAAATATATTCAAAATGTCAAACGAAGAAACTGATAGACAAAAATCTTCAATGATTAATGATTTAAAAGATAGATTTAGATTCAGGTCAATAGAAGATGAAGGTTCAGACCCTGCAGCAGAAGAAGAGGCAGAAGATATTGAAGAATCTTTAGAAAAGATTAAAAAAGAAATTAAAGATAAAGGTGGTAGACCGAGGGAAGGTAATACTTATAAGAAAGATAAACATCCTTACGGTAGAGACCCTCTTGGAGATGATGAACGAACTAAGACCCGAAAACGAGATACAAGAGAAGGTAAGGTTTCACTAACCCGAGCAAAACAGATTGTTAACGGCGTTTCCTCAAAGCGTAAATATTTACATGAAAATGATATGTTAAGCGAGGATAATCTCCTTGATGATACAAAAATTTAATTTTTAATCAATAATTGTATATTTATATTAGAGTTTTAGTATCATATCAAATTGTAAGGAAAGAATGAAAAAAATTAAACATAGTAAATTTAAGAATACCGGCATCTTATTTGAACTTCTTGTTAGACAAATTACTCTTGAGATTCTCAATGGTGATAAAGAAGTTGCAAAAGGGATAGTAAAGGAATTCTTTAAGACTGGTACTGAGTTATCTAAAGAGAAAAAACTTTATGATATGCTATTGAAAGAAAAGTATAATTCTGAATCAAGAGCAGAAAAATTCATAGATGCAATATTAGAGGCTCATTCCAAAATTGATTCCAAAAAAATTATCAAAGAAAAATATAATCTCATAAAAGAGATACAATCTAATTTTAATATAGATGAATTTTTGAATTCACCTATTACAAATTACAAAACACTTGCATCCATATACAAAGTGTTTGAATCTAAAAGAGTTGATAACGCAGATGTCAAAGATGTTCTTAATTCAAGATTTACATTAGTAGAACATATAATTAACGATTCTGTTAAAAACAAATCAAAAATAATTGAAGATAGAGCATTACAAGCCTATAAAAAACAAGATAAGGATGTAAGATTACTCGCATACAAGGTTCTTGTAGAACAATTCAATAGAAAATATACTAACCTAAATAATTCTCAGAAAAATTTACTTAAGGAATATATTAACAATGTAAACAATACAAGTAAGTTTCTTGATTACTATAGAGGTGAAATGAAAAAACTCGTATCTTCCTTACACGAAGAATATACTAAAACAAAAGACAAGGTTACTAAAATTAAGTTAAAAGAAACTTTAAACATCCTTAAAAAACAAAAGATGGGAAGAAAAGTTTCAGATTCACAAGTTTCAGCACTAATGATGGGTTATGAACTTGTAAAGGAAATGGCCAATGTTAGAAAGTAAATTAAAATCTTTTATTGAGGAACTTATCCAAGAAATAGAAGAAGAGGAGTTAGATGAAGTAACAACTACAGCTAATGTAGATGTGTATCAAACTCCTTTTGCTTTTTCAGGTGGTAGGAAAAAAGATAAAAAGAAAAAAGATTCTATTGTCAAATCAAGTGGATACACTAAAGTTGATGAAGTTAAAATTAAAAGACCAGTTAATAGATGGTTAGAATTAAAGAATGATGAAACTCGTTCTCCTAATCAAAAATTAGCAGTTGGTCTTAAAGAATTAAAATATCAATTAGCAGAAGTTGAAAAGTTTTTTAACTGGTATAATAAAATAAAAACGATGAATGAACTCGATAAAAATAGCTATTGGAAAAGAACTCATCGTCATATTTATAATGTAAAGGAAAGGTTAATTAACATTGCTAATAGTATAAAGGAGTTAGACCAATGAAAATAACAAAAAGTAGATTAAAAGAAATCATCAAAGATGTTTTAAAAGAAGAATCTGAATATCAGAAATTTTTCAAAAAAGCATTAGAAAAAGCTGGTAAATCTATTCCTCAAATGTCTGATGATGAAAAGAAGGCATTCTTTAACAAGATTGAAAAAACTTGGAAGGGAAGAGGAGAGAAGAAGAGCTAAGATGACTAAAAATGAATTGTATGATATTATCAATGAGGAAATCAGAGATTTTAAATATGGTGTAAACCATTTTTTAATTAAAGAAGAACTCAATGAATCTGATAGAGATGAAATAAGAAAAATCATCAGACAAGAAGTATCTGCAATCTTTTTTGATTTATTCAAGAAAAGAAAAACTTGGGGAGCATAATGAAAAATTTATTAATAGAAACAAGATTATTTGAAGGAAAGGTAAACGAAGATGCTAATGGTAGAACATTGGTAAAAGGTATTCTTCAAAGAGCTGGTGCTCCTAATCAAAACGAAAGAGTTTACCCAAAAGATATTTTAATGAGAGAGGCTAAAAAATATGAAACTCTTATTAAAGAAAGAAGAGCGTTGGGTGAGTTAGACCATCCGGACTCTTCTGTAATAAACTTAAAAAATGTTTCTCATAATGTAAAAGAAATACATTGGGAAGGTGATGATTTAGTAGGTACTGTAGAAATACTACCAACCCCATCGGGCAACATATTAAAAGAATTACTTAAGGCAAATATACTTTTAGGTATATCCTCAAGAGGTATGGGTTCAGTAGAACCAATCGGTAATGGTAAGGTTAGAGTTGGTGAAGATTTTGAATTACTTGGTTGGGATTTTGTTTCTAATCCATCAACACATGGTGCATTTATGACACCAGTAAACGAATCTAAAAAAGTTATATCTGAAGATGTGTGTGGTAATTATTGTAAAGCACACGATTTAATAAGAGAAATAATTACAGAATTATCATGATAAGATTAGGTGGATTAGTAGATTTAAAACCAATTACTGAGGCAGATGTTTTTACAGCTACAAGTAAAGAAACAGGCACAACTTCTGTATTCAAATCCAAAGATGCAAGAGATGCTGCAATCAAAGCAGGTACTCATGAAAAAAGAAAAGGTGATAAGGATGGTGCAGTAAAAGACCCAACAGATAAACCGAAAGTAAACATCTTTGATAAACCTAAGAAAGATAAATCTACATCAAAATCATCAAAATCATTTAGTGATAGTGATATTGATGGTGCATTAGAAGATTCAACACAATTAGAGGATTTTTTAGATGATAATAAAAGTAAGTTCTCTAAAGAAGATTTTCTTACTTTAAAAGATTATAAAACTTATATACAACAACTTGAAGGTGATATTGTTGATGCTGAAATGGATGATGATAAAGAACAACAAGAAAAGTATGAGTCTGAACTTGAAGGTGAAATTAGTAAAGTTAAGGATATTCTTGACAAATATAAAATCACACCATCTAAAAAAGATACTTCACAAAAAAGTAACACTTCAAATGATGATGTTAAAAACTTTTTATCTAACAAAGGAGAGCATGATATTATAGATTTCAGAAAATTGGGTAATTCTATGAAAAATCAGTTTACTCCTAAACAAGAGAAACAATACAATAACTTGGTTAATGCACTTGCAAAAGCAAATTATGATGAGGATGAATCTGATATAAAAAATGCTAAAGATGAACTGTATGATTTTATTACAGGTACCGAAGAACCTAAGAAAAATGAAACTAAATCTACAACTATGAAACTAAAAGATTTACTACCAGAAAATATAATTAACGAGGGTACTCGTTCACAAGTTGGTATTATCGATAGAAGTGGAAAGATTCAATCGGGCTATGTTCATTTTGATGGATACCCATCTAATATGAAACCAGGTATTAAGAAACACATGAAGAACGAAAAAGATGTTCTTAAATTAATTAAAAGTGGTGGAGCAAGAGGAATCTTTGCTGATAAACCAGTAGAGTTCTATAACGAGAAACCAAGTCCTATAAAGGGTGATGTTAAAGATATTGCAAAATACATAAAAAAGAGTGGTATGGCGGGTGGTGCAGAATATGTATATTTATATGATATGAGAGATAGAAAATGGTATTTCGCAGCATCTGGTGAAAAAGCATTGAAAAAATTATATTAAGGAGAAAAAATGAAATTAGTAGATTTAGTACCATTAAAAGAAGAACCTTTAAAAGAAGGAAAATTCAAAAAAGAAGAAAGAGAATTAAAAGCCCTTGCGGGTGTAGTTAAAATTGATTTTTCAGAAGCACTTGAAATGTTAGAAGAAGATGGTGTTCTTGAAGCAATGGACCATTTAGAAAATGCCATTGAAAGAATTAAAGATGTACATAAGATGCTAAAAAGAAAATCATAAGGAGAGAATATGAAACTAACAGATATACTTAAAGAATCAGAAGATAGAGGATTATCTAACGAAGTAAAAAAACACTTCTTAGAAATCGTTTCTACATACAATACATATCAAGAATCTATGGATAGAAAATCTGATATCATTGAAGTTGCTGAAACTTTAGGTGGTATCACAGAGGCTGCTAGAGAACTTGCTCTAAGAGAAGCCGATGATTGGTTTGATAGACACACCGTAAAAAGAAATATGAGTGAACTAACTAAGTTAGGTTCACAATTTGATAAAGTTGCTAAAGAGGCAAGAAACTTAGACCAAAGAATGAATGGTTTATATGAAGATATGGGTAACATCCTATCAAGATACTATAAGATTGGTGAACTTACTGAAGATGAAATGAAACAAAGATTAGGTATCAAAGAATCAAAAGGTGATTGCGGATGCGGATGCGGAGGAACTACTCCAGGTGGTTGTGGTGATAAATCAGTAAACGAAGAATCAGTAAAAGTTTCAAGTAGAAACTCAGATGGTTCAATCACTACTACAATTAAAGAAGTATCTGATTTAAACGAACAAGAACAAGTACTCTATGAGTTTGGACGAAAAGTTGAAAGAATGATTATGACTGAAAAAAGTTGTCCAAATGACCCTGGTAAGTGGGCAGCATCAAAAGCAGCTGCTAAAAGAAAATTTGATGTTTACCCGTCTGCATACGCTAATGGATGGGCTGCAAAAAATTATAAATCTAAGGGTGGAACATGGAGAAAATGCAAAAACTAAATGAGGCTTCTATAAAAGGACAAAACCGAAAGACCGGCGAAAGCTTCGGAATGGTTATTGGTTCTGATAAGAAGAATAGAGAAGGAAACTTTGAACTAACAATAAGAGTTATGTATAGTTCAAGGATATCTGCATACAAACTTACCTTTAATAGTAACAACGAACTTATTGCAATAAAAGATTATGGGTACTCAATGGATGGTAAGTTTCCTGATATGAAAGGTGGAGGTAGTGTAAAGAGTATCAGACCTAATGGAAGAGAAACTATTATTCAGATAGCTAAAATAACTTCTCCTGCATTTGCTAAGAAGATTGTTCAGCATGTAAAGAAAGTTAACGAATCAGTAAACGAAGCATTTGTTGTTGCATATGGAAAAGGACCTAAACCTATCAAACCTGCATTCGCAGCTTACGCCGATAAAAAGATGGCTCAAAAGTTTATGGCTGATATGAAAAAGGATGGGTACAAAGTAATGATGACCCAAAAGAAAATCAAAGGTATTGATGAAGGTAAAAAAAGATTTAGACAACAAGATGGTATTGGTAAATCAAAATATACAATCTCTTATCACGATGGCAAACAAAAACACAAAGACGGAAGTGATTTCTTTGGTATCAAAATTTTTAAAAACAAAAAAGACTTAGAGTCATTTAGAAAAGATTTAAAAAAACAAGGATACATTGAAGAATCAGTAAACGAAAGACTTTTTGTTCCATCTGCATTTGATAAAGTATTGGATAGATTAAAATTTAATCAGTTCACACCAAAAAATATAAAAAAGTTAGCTGATAAATTTAAAGTTGACTACAAAGACGCAGTTGAATATATTAAACAAAACAAAGTAATTAATGTTGCAGACAAACCTACAATGGCAGAAGGTGTATTTTCTAATTTAGACCTTATCAGACAAAATTCTAAAAACGCAAGAGACTTTGTAAAGAATGTATTCTCAGACCCCGATTTTAAAGATATGAAAAACGATAGAGAGTTTTTAAAGTATCTTAAATCTATCTACGAAGGATTTGCAAGTGACGCACAAAGAAGAGCGGCATTCGCAAGTGGATATAAAGCAAAAGGTAAAAAAGGTAAAAAAAAAGAATCAATTGAAGAATATGATGTAGAAAATTACCAAGATGTCAACGAGTTTGTAGAATTTATGAAAGAATACAAATCAGATGTCAATGAAGCAGAGTATCAAGGTCGTGATGTTAAACTTGGTAAGATAATGCAAGGTGATGTTAAAAAGTTTAAAGTCTATGTTAAGAATCCAAAAGGTAATGTAGTAAAAGTAAACTTTGGTCACAAGGGTAAAGGTGGTGAAAAAACTATGAGAATCAAAAAATCTGACCCTGAAAGAAGAAAAGCATTTAGAGCAAGACACAATTGTGATAATCCTGGCCCAAGACACAAGGCAAGATATTGGGCTTGTAGAACTTGGTAATTCATTAAAAATATTTTAATATTTATATAAAACTAAACAAAAAGTTATGAAGTATATTCACTCTTATAGGTTAGAAGAGGGAAACTCTTTAAACGACCTTGAACTACTAACACAACTACTTAGTGTTCTAAAACTTAAAGTTTCAACAAAATCTAATATTGAATTATATGTTGACAAATACACTTTAAGTGAATTTCAAAAATTTGGTATGGAAACTTTGTATGATAATATAAATACAGAAGTTCTTGAATCATTCCCTTCAGAAAAAATATCAAAAGACTTTTGGTCATCTGCTAAATTATGGGTAATGAAGCACCAAGAAGAACCATTTTGTATTTTAGATACTGATTTGGTATTACACAATATGACAGACGATGTTTTGGAAAGAAGTAAAGTATCATTCTTACATACAGAAACACCAACCACATATCCATTCCCAACTATACTTAATAAACCAAAAAGTTTTAAATGGACGGAAAGAGAAATAACATCTTTTATAAATTCATTACCAGTAAATTCATCAGTAGTTGCATTTACAGATTTAGATTTTGTAAAAGAATATACTGACAGATATTTTAAGTTTGTAATAAATAATAAAGGTGGATACTCTTTTAAGAGTTTAGATAAAACACAATATCTACACCAATATGGACAACAGATAACTGCAGAACAATGGTTATTAGCAGCTATGATTTGGGATAAAAAACATGATGAGTATGGAAATCATATAGAAGGATTCCCAACACAATGTTTAACATCTGCAATATCCTTTCCTTTAGGATTTAATCATCAAGTGTATAATATACCTAATAAAACAATACAAGAGCAACTATCTTCACAAATCTTTCACTTATGGGGAGCAAAGGATTTTTATGATAGAGCAAAAACGGAAAACAATTTAGAATTGTTCAAAGAGTGGAATAAATTAAAAGAGGACTTAATCTCTGCAAATAATGATTTTATAGAATATTTGAAAAAACAGGAGTATTTTGACATTTTAGAAAAAATAGAGGAATATTGTAGAGAAATACCAAAAGAACTTAATTAATTTTATTCCCATATTTATATTAGTAAACATTAATCAAAAAACGGAAAAATTATGACTACATTTTTAATTATTTTAGGTGTACTACTTGTTGGAGCAGGAGTATACTATTATTTCTATAAGCAAGGAAAGATTAACGACAGAGATGGTGATTTAATACCTGATGAGGTAGAAGACGCAGTGGAAGATGTTAAAGAAGTTGCTAAAGAAGTAAAAAGAAGAGCAAAACGAGTAAAAGAAGAAATAGGTGATGTTGCTGACGCAGTAAAAGAAGTTGGTAAACAAACTAAAGATGTTGTATCTGCTGCAAAAGGAAAAAGCAGAAAAGGAAGAAAACCTAGAAAAAAATCAACAAAAAAATAAACTCGTAGGAGCATATAGTAATGGGACTATTTAAGAATGTTGGAACTAGACTCCAAAATTTAATTATTATTGTCCTCTGTATATTACTTTTGTTAAAAACTTGTGGTGGCGGTGACGATGTCGTTACTGAAAAAGTTGTTACTAAGGTGGAAACACGATATGACACTTTAACAGTAGAGAAAAAAGTCTATGTACCAAAATACAAAACAAGAATAGAAACAAAGACAATTACAGATACAATAGTATTAAAATCTAAAATCGATACCCTTGAAATCTTAAAAGATTATTATAGCAAATATGTCTATCAAGATACTCTTAAGTTAGATTCATTGGGTTACATTACTATTATAGATACTATATCTCAGAATAAAATATTCAGCAGAAACTTTGACTCCCAAGTATTAATACCCACCACAACTATTACTAATGAGATTTACCTTAATAGAGCCAAATTCTTTGGTGGGGTAAGTCTCGGTGGTAATTCTAAACAAATAAACTTTTTATCTGGTGATTTACTTTACAAATCAAAAAGAGACAATGTTTATGGGTTGGGCTTAGGTGTAAATCAAAACTTTCAACCAATAATAATTGGTAGAATGTATTGGAAGATTTCACTTAGGAAAGATAGGGATAAAAAGTAAATGTATGGCAAAGAATATCAAACAAATCATAAAAGAAGAGTACATTAAATGTGCTAAAGACCCCGTATATTTTTTTAAAAAATATTGTTACATCCAACACCCATCTCGTGGTAAAATTCTTTTTAATCTTTACGACTTCCAAGAAGATTTGATGGACGCAGTATCTGAAAATAGATTTAATGTAATTTTAAAATCAAGACAATTAGGTATATCAACACTATCGGCTGGATATTCTTTATGGTTGATGTTATTTCAAGAAGATAAAAATGTTTTAGTTATCGCAACAAAACAAGAGGTAGCAAAAAACCTTGTAACAAAGGTTAGATTCATGCACCAAAATTTACCATCGTGGTTGAGAGGTAATACAGAAGAAGATAACAAATTATCATTAAGATTAAAAAATGGTTCTCAAATAAAAGCAACATCTGCAGCAGGTGACGCAGGTCGTTCTGAAGCACTATCCTTACTTGTAATCGATGAGGCGGCATTTATCGACAATGTAGAAGATATTTGGACTTCATCACAATCAACATTATCAACTGGTGGTGGTGCAATAGTTTTGTCAACTCCAAATGGTGTTGGTAATTGGTTTCATAAAGTTTGGTTACAAGGTCAAGCAGGTGAACAATGGAATCCGATAGAACTACATTGGTCAGTTCATCCTGAAAGAGACAAACAATGGAGAGAAGAACAAACAAAATTATTAGGTGAAAAAGGTGCAGCACAAGAATGTGATTGTGATTTCATTTCTTCTGGTTATACAGTAGTAGAAGGTTCAACATTAAAATGGTATGAAGAGACGCATGTTAAAGACCCAATTGAAAAAAGAGGTTTTGATGGTAACTATTGGTTATGGGATTATCCTAATTATTCTCGTGACTATGTTGTTGTGGCTGATGTTGCTCGTGGGGATTCTACTGACTATTCTGCGTTTCATGTTTTTGATGTCGAGAATGTGGAACAAGTTGCAGAATATAAAGGTAAAATCGAAACAAAACAATATGGTGCATTTCTAACATCAGTCGCTACAGATTGGAACAATGCATTACTTGTAATTGAAAACGCAAACATAGGTTGGGCAGTAATACAAGAAGTTATTGATAGAAATTATACTAACCTATATTACTCATATAGAGATTTAGGTTATATTGATGAAGACATTCATCTTAGAAAAGGATTTGACTTAAAAAGAAAAGACGATATGGTTCCTGGCTTTTCAATGACAAGTAGAACACGACCACTTGTTATATCTAAGTTAGATACATATATGAGAGAACGAACTCCTGTAATTCGTTCAAAAAGATTAATAGATGAGTTATTTGTTTTCATTTGGTCAGGATCCCGAGCAGAGGCACAACGAGGTTATAATGACGATTTAGTTATCTCATTCTCAACAGGCCTTTGGGTAAGAGATACGGCACTAAAATTGAGACAACAGGGTATGGATTTGACAAGAACCACACTAACTCATATAAGAAGGAATCAACCAAGTGTTTATAGTAATAAAAATACTGGTAGAGACCCTTGGAAACAGAAAGATATACATGGTAATGACCAAGATTTAACTTGGTTGTTATAAAATTTGGATATAAACTATTTTTTTTGTATATTTATAGATTGTAGAAGTATACTATATAATTAGAAACTTAAATTATGGCAGATAAATCATTATTTGGTAGATTAAAAAAACTATTCAACACTCAAGTTGTTGTTCGTAGGATTGGTAAAGGTAATACACAAGCTATCGATACCCAAAGACTACAATCACAAGGTAACTTGAGGAGTTCATCTTATTATGATAGGTTTGGTAGATTACACACCACACGAAAACATTGGGAAACCTATAATAATCAGTTTAACTACCATTCAAATAAATTAGAATTATATACAGATTATGAGGCGATGGATAAAGATTCAATCATCGCATCTGTATTAGATATATACTCAGACGAATGTACCCTAAAAAATGATATGGGTGATGTACTGAGAATTAAAACCAATGATGAAAATGTAAAAAAGATATTACATAACCTTTTCTATGATGTATTAAACATTGAGTTTAATCTTTGGTCATGGATTAGAGGTATGAACAAATATGGTGATTACTTTTTACACCTTGATATTGAAGAAGGTGTTGGTATTGTAAATGTATCACCACTTTCAGCGTATGAAATCGAAAGAGAAGAAGGATTTAATCCTGAAAACCCATACGAAGTAAGATTCAAGTTAGGTTCAGCAGGTGCAGCACATGGTGTCGCTTCGAATAAGAAAGAAGATTACTTAGAGTTTTACCAAATGGCACATTTTAGACTAATGTCTGATACTAACTTCCTACCTTATGGTCGTTCTTTATTAGAAGGTGCAAGAAAAACTTGGAAACAATTGACTCTTATGGAAGACGCAATGATGATTCATAGAATTATGAGAGCTCCAGAGAAAAGAGTATTTAAAATTGATGTAGGTAACATCCCACCATCTGAAGTTGATAATCATATGAGAAGTATTATTGACCAAATGAAGAAAATTCCTTATCTTGACCAAAATACAGGTGATTACAATCTTAAATTCAACTTAATGAATATGTTGGAAGACTATTACCTGCCTGTAAGGGGTGGTCAGAGTGGTACTGAGATTGATTCTTTACAAGGAATGGAGTTCGGTGGTATTGATGATATCGAATATCTAAGAAATAGAATGATGGCGGCACTAAAAGTTCCAAAAGCATTCATTGGATACGAAGAAGGTGTTGAAGGTAAAGCAACTCTTGCACAAGAAGACATTAGATTTGCAAGAACTGTTGAAAGATTACAAAAAATTGTATTATCTGAGTTAACAAAGATTGCGATTATCCACTTATACTCACAAGGATATGAAAATGCTGACTTAGTTAACTTTGATTTAGAGTTAACAAACCCATCAATCATATACGAGCAAGAAAAAGCAAACCTTTGGAGTGAAAAAACAAGATTAGCGAGTGATTTAAAAGACCTTAAGATGGTATCTCAAGAATGGGTTTACAAAAACATCTTTAATATGTCAGATGACGAGTGGAAACTTGAACAAGGTAAAGTTATTACTGACCTTAAGCTCGGATTTAGACATGAACAGATTGAAACTGAAGGTAATGACCCAGTTAAAACAGGTGAATCGTTTGGTACTCCACATGATTTGGCACAATTACAACAAAATGGTGATGGTGAAGATGGGGCACAGAACGAATACGGAAATTCAGGCGTTCCAAGTAAACCAGGCGCACCTGATGGTGGTTTTGATGGAGCAGGAAGACCGCCTAAGACAGGAACATACGGAACAGATGATAATCCATTTGGAAGAGACCCATTAGGTAATAAATCTAATAGAAGAGCGGCAAAGCCAGCTACCACATATGATAAGACTAAGTTGTCACCATTAGCATATGAACAAGCTGAGGCGCTAAGTAACTCACTAAGTAAAATGAAGAAAAAAACTAAGAAAGTTATATTAGAATCTTTGAAAGATGATGACCAACATGATGACGGTGGTGGTCTTTTGGATGAGAAGAATTTAATAGACGACACGATTTAGTTATTTTTTAGATATTTATATTGTAGTTGTTAATAACAAGGTAATAATAATGAGCAAATTAAAACATAGTAAATTTAAAAATACAGGTATTTTGTTTGAACTATTAGTTAGACAAATTGCCTCAGACACATTGTCAGATAAAAACTGCTATGCGACTCAAATTATCAAAAAACACTTTAAAAGAGGTTCTCAACTTGCAACGGAACTAAAATTATATCAATCTCTAACAAAAGAGAACTTTGACTCTAAGTATCAAGCTCAAGAGTTTTTAAATATAGTTTTAAAAGAAAGAGCTAAATTAAATGAGAGTAGTCTTAGAAGAGAAAAGTATAATTTGATTAAATCAATAAAAGATTCTTATATAATTGAAGACTTTTTTAAATATAGAGTCAACAATTATAAAGAATTGGCATCGGCATACAAACTATTTGAACATACAGAATCAAGTTCACCAAGAGAATATGTTGAATGCAAAAATACAATATTCGAAACAATTACAACTGACAAAGTTGTTATAAAAGAAGAAGTAAGTAATAAAGATTACTCAAAACAACCAAAAGAAGTTAGATTATTAGCTTATAAGTTTTTAGTTGACTCATTTAACTCAAAATATTCAAGTTTATCAGAATCACAACAACTGATACTTAAAAATTACATTGAAAACATTGATAATTCAGGTAAGTTAAGAAAATTTGTTGTTTCTGAAGTAGCTAGATTAAAAAGAGAGTTAAAATCAATAAAACTTAAAGATAAAGTTACACAAATAAAACTAAATGAAACAATAAATCTGATAAAAGAATTAACTAAGCATAAAGTAGTGAATGAAAATCAGATATTGGCTCTTTTAAGATACAATCAATTATTAGAAGAACTAAGGAGAAAATAATGTCTAAATTTTTACTTGAACAACTTGATAAAAGATTCGAAGAATTAGAAGAAAAGAAAACTGTTCTACTCGGACAAGATGAAGATGAAGAAGAAACTCAAGATGAGGCAAATGTTACAGGTAATTTAGATGGTGGAGCAGGTCCACCAAGAACTCCTTACGCATTCGCAAAAAGTGAGGACGATATGGACGATGACCACATAGAAGTACTTGGATATAAAAAATCTAAGAAGACAAATAAAAATATTAAGAAGTTAGAATCTATTAGTAAGATTGAAGCTAAATTAGAAAAAATAGTTGAAGCAAGTTATCGTGATTACAAAAATGATGAGTCAATGAAAGCTCATCAGAAGGTAAACAATTCAATTAAAGAGATTAATAGACTAATGTGGGAAATAACCAAGATTGTAAGTCAAAACTCCAAACTTAAAACAGAAATGGGTGTTCACAACGGACAATATTGGAAATCAACACAAAGAAGATTTGGAAAAATTTCTGAAAGAATGTTAAAGGTTGCACGACAACTAAAAGAACTGAGTGCTTAATATGTCTTTAAAACTTAAAAAAAATAAAATAACTCTAAAAGAAGAGTTGGAAGTAAATGACATCCAACAAATCAGAAAACTAATTCGACATGAATTAGCTAGAGTATTCTTTGATTTATATCGTAAGAAAAAACAATGGGAAGGTTAGATGAAAGAATTACTTATTGACACGATGATATTTGAGGTAACTCCTACTATGTTGAAAGAGGCAAAGAATCAACATGGTAGATTTTTGGTTAATGGTGTTTTACAAAGAGCAAACGCAAAAAACCAAAATGGTAGAGTATACCCAAAAGATATTTTAAAAAGAGAAGTTACTAAGTATATGGGAAGAGAGATTGCTGAAAATAGAGCATATGGTGAACTTGACCACCCAGAATCTTCAGTTGTTGAATTAAAAAACACATCTCATATCGTAAGAGATGTAAAGTGGCGTGGTGATGATGTAGTCGGAACAGTAGAGATTTTAAACACACCCGCAGGAAAAATATTACAAGAAATAATCAACGCAGGATGTACAGTTGGTATTTCATCAAGAGGTATGGGTTCAGTAAAACAGATTAGTGAAGATGGTACTGTTGCAGTAGAAAATGACTTTGAATTAATTTGTTGGGACTTTGTATCTAACCCTTCAACTCATGGAGCATTTATGTCACCAAAAAATGAAGGTGTATTAAAAGAAGGTATTGAGAGAAAACAGGATACTTATAAGTATAACAAAGCACAAAACATCATGAGAGACATCATTTGTGAAGTTGGTGGATATTGTGAGTGTTTTTAGATAGGGATTAAAAATGAAATTAAAAAACTTATTAAACGAATCTACTAAAGATTATAGAAGACTAAATATCGGCGAAGAAGAAAAAGAAAAGAAAATGACTTCTGAAGAAAAGAAAGCATTTATCGAAGCCGTATCTGCATATAGAAAATTTGGTGAAACAATTTATCGTAATGGTGACCTTATGGAAACATATGGTGCAATTAAGAATATTGTTGAAAACGCAAACAAAGTAACACTTGAAGAAACAGGTGATTGGTTTGATAGAGTTACAGTAAATAGACACATGAAATCTATGAACGAATCTTTTAAAGTTTTCCAAAAGACATTAACAGAAGTTCATACCCTACAACAAAGATTGGAGTCCACTTATGATGAAATCGGTGAAGTACTTTCGAAATATTATGAAATTAAAGAAGGAAACGAATTTGGCGCTGCAAGAGCTAAAGCGATTGCTAAAGGAGAAAATGAATTTGAAGTAGATGGTAAAAAATATCCTGTAAAGTCTGTTGACAAAGATGATAAAGAAAATGCTAAGAAGTTTACAAACGAAGTTTCTGATTCAGAAATCAAAAAATCCATCAAGAAAAAAGAAAGAGGTGGACCATATACTATTATAGCTAGAAATGGAAATAGGATAGTTGCCCACTCACCAAAATCTTATGATAAAGTTCAAGATGCGATTAAGATGTATCACAAATTAAATAAGAAACATGGAAGAAGAAGTTCGGTTTCTATTGAAGATGGATATGGTAGAACTGTATTTATGGAATCAGTAAATGAGTCTAAGTCAATGAAGTTGAAAGACTTAATAAAATGATTAAGTTAAAAAATATATTGAAAGAAAGTAAAACTCCCGTAAGAGAGGGATACTCTACTGAAGAAAAAAGAATCGTAATGATGGCAGTTAGAAAGATTGCTAAATATATGAACAAAGACCTTGCAACTGCATTGCGTTATGTAATCGGTACGGCAAAAGAACTTGAAAGTAGTGGTAAAGTAAAGTAATGAACAAAGCAGAAATCTTACAAGACATATCAGTAGACCTTTCTATCATGTATAAGAAAGCACTTAAGAATATCAACAAGTTAGACCCTAAAACAAAAAAAGAATTTGCAAAAGCATTTATTGACTTTAAACAAAGAGTTGACGATTTATCCTCATAACCCAATAAATTTATTTAATTGAAATTTAAGTTATTAAAAAACAAAATACCTCAAGACACAATAGAGTATTTACAAGACTATACTTTAGAAGTTAAAAAAAGAATCAAACCCTACGAGGGAACACCCAAATCAAATGGTTCAGGAGTTTATTGGAAAGGATTAGACATGGCGTCTAATTGCCCAATATGTTCCCATTTAGAAAACAAAAAACTATTTAATGTATACACATCAGATTTTATGTATGACATAATTACTGATTACATTCCCAATCCATTTTTATTTAATGACCAAATCGTAGTTAAAGAACCTTACGAACACTTTGATTTTGAACCTCATCGTGATAATCAATATGGTCCATATCCTAATGATGAAACTTTATTAACAATTAATTGTATGTTAGTCCTTGATGACTTTACAAATGAAAATGGTGCTATAAAAGTTTATGATAATGAATGGTTAACATTATATCCTCAAAAGGGTGACATACTTTTAATAGAAGGTAATACCCTACATAGTTCAGAAAATAACAACACTAATTTTCCAAGAAGAGCGTATCTATGTGTTTACTCAAACAAATCAATAGGAAAAGATTTTCAAAAAGGATTTTATTATGAAAGATTTGAAAAGAACTCTTAGGTTTGATTATCCACGAGAATGGCATGGTGGTGTAAAAGGCAATCAATATTTTTTAGGATTTACAGAACTACTTTACGAACTAAACAAAATGATACCAAGTACTAATGCACGAATGATAGAGATTGGTTCGTACATGGGTGAATCTACAATGATGTTTGCAAGTTCTGATATT